ATTTTTGACTGCACGATATAAGGACGAATCGCATTAGCGGGATGTCCTACAGTTCCACCACCAGTGATGGTATGGTCAAAAGTAGCCATTTATCTAGCCCCCCTTATGCGAAGTCTACGACACCGCGAACGATTGCTTCTTGGCGAAGTACTTTTTGCCCAAAAACATGCAGTCCACGAATAACGTCGGAGAACGATTCAGTTGAACGAACCACTTCTGTTTTCGCAATGTGCGAAGCAGTAGAGGTGGATGACATGTGACCTGCAAGAACAATGTTCTCAGAACCATCAGTTGCGAGGGTTGCAGATGCGTCTGTCAAAGTAACTTGGTCTGTGCCGCCTGTGCTGTTAAGAGCAGTTGACTTGTAGCAACGGAAGCCAGCAAGTGTGCCGACAGTTGCAAGACCGTTGCGAAGTGGTGAGGTACCGTCGCCAGTAACCTGTACTTCCGCAATTTTATTCCCAGCTTGAAACACCTTCTCGTAGAAGATTGGTGGTGCTACAAACCAGCGATTTTCTTCTGGCACTGACTCATCGTCAAGGAGACGGGCCATTGCAAGCATCATGTTGATGCCAGCGTCGTCTGTCTCAATGTTGATTGGTGCAGCAGCAGTACCAAGAGTACCTGCAGCAGCAGTAGTAGTCAGAGTTGTGCCGGATACAGCAGAAGCTGCAATACCTGCACCGTTAGCCATAGCCTGAAGAACAGTCTTGTCGTACTTACGCTTCAATGCAAATGCACCTGAAGAGGTAGCAAGTGCCTCGAAGTTTACGTGCGAGTGACGCTCTTCAATGTCGTCGATTTTGAAAGCAAACGCATTAGCTTGGTCAACAACCATAGTAATCTGGTCATCAGCCAAGTCTTGTGGGTTTACAACAGAACCCCGCTGGTAAGCGGATACTGTAACAGTCGGCTCTTTGATGATACGGACTGTGTCGCCAAAGTTTTCAATTTCGCCAGCGTAATCTGTGTTCGTGATGTCTTCAACAACCGAAGCGCGACGAAAGAATTTGAGAACTTTTTGGCTAAAGATTTCTGGTGCAAAATTACCGGAAGGTAAGTTTCCATATCCAGAAGCAGTAGTGAACGCCATTGTTCATTCCTTCTCTATTTTTGAGGTTTTAAGAGTTTAAGTCGATTCGCCCTTCATTCCGTGCTTGGTCGAGTTCAGCTTCCATCTTCTCGAACTCCCACGGTTTCATCTTGGCGATTTGTGAAGCTTTCCAGATTTTCTTGTCTCCAATAGCATCCGTATTTACGTCCCTAGCAGGGGTTCTGGTAACTGCGTCTGCTGCCGAAGCATCTTTGGTCTTCTTCTTTTTAGTTGAGCCGGTATCGGCTTTGTAGAGGTCTATGACCCGTGCCGCCCACTTGGAGTCGGTACTATTCTTATAGATACCATCTGCAATTGAGCTTGGCTGCTCTTCTAACCATGTCAAGAACTTTTCGTCGGCCTTTAACTCTGCGAAGTCGGGGTGGGCGCGAAGCAGTTGCTCGTAGGCTTTCTGCTTTTCTAGTTCCTTTTCCCGTTCCTGAATAGTGCCTAGTTCTTGTCGTAGTTTTGCAACCTGTGATTCGGTCTGCATACTCGAAACCGTCTGAACAACTTCGAAGACATCTGGGTATCGTTCCTTGAACTCATCTAGCTCTTCTTGTGTTCGTGGGGGCGTTACGCCTCGTGGCATTTCTGCCGCACGGTCTGTCATTGTTTTTCGTAGGTTTTCAATTTCTCCTTTGAACTCGTCTACCTTGGAATCATAATGACGTTTCAAGTCATCATACCGTTTCTTGTAGTCGTGGTCTTCGCTAGATTCCTTCTTGGCTTCTACGAAGCTTTCGCTCTGTTCTTGCTGAGTAGCCGCTTGTTCTACGGGGTCAGCGTCTTGAGCTTCCACATTTGACTCTTCGTCTTCATCCTTGTAAACTTCGTCCCGGTATTTTCCTTTGTACAGGGAGTCGTTGTTGATTGTTCCGAAAGAGTCGTTTACTTTGTTGGCACGGTGGCCTCTTGCTTTTGCCATTGTATTTACCTCACTTGCGGGGCCACATGGCTGTGGGTAGCCGCGTCGGTTGTGCTGGGGCCACGAACTTGTGGGTAGCCAGCGGATTAGTACGCAGGTGTTACACCTAGCATCTTGTCTAGGAAGCCGCGTTCATATTTTTGTTCGGGTGCAGGTTGACTTCCTACTGCGGCACCTGTTGCATCCTGTAAGGGTGCTTTTGCAGAAGCTGGTTTTGGAGAGGTCTTCCTACGGGGGATGTTAACGGGCTTATCTACTACCGCGTTTTTAAACAATATTGCTGCGTAATCTTCTGCCATAATTCTGTTTATAGAATCATAGGCTGCAGCTAATTCTTCAAACGGAATTTCATTTACATCTTTTCTGTTCCAAATCTTTCCTACTTTTAAATCTAAAGTGTCATATTCAGAATCTAATTTAAACAGGCTGTTTTCTTCAAAAAACTGTTTCCTGTTTGCAGGAGTTAAATAACTTTCAAATACTCTTCGTGTTTCATATAGAATATTCTGTTTTGCTTCGTTTACAAGGTCAGAGCCTGTCACTTTTCCAAATGAATCTTCAAAACCTTTAGGGGGTCTTTGTGACTTTTCAAAAGCTCCCGCTACACTTTCTATATTTCTTCGTAGATAAGCTTGCCCTATAACAGCCGCAATGTACCTATGTTCGGCATCTCCGCTAGTTCGTTTTTCATCCTTTGCTTTACTATACGTTTCAAAATCTATTTTATCATCTATATATCTAGTAATGCTGGGTAATCTTGCGTATAACCCTTGCATTGCAACCAACGACCTACTAGGATTAAAGTTTGGGTCGTTTGCTAGTATGTCTGCCCCCTTGTGCATTAATTCATGGGCTAGAGTTGCAGTATAAGCCATAGGGGGTTTTAAATAATCCGTGCTAGGTCCACCAAATCCGGCGGGACTTCTCATTAGTATAGCACTATTCGATACGTCTGCTCTAAAGTCTTTAGTGGATTTTGCACCCATGCGATTATTTAGAGAATCTGTATAATTTATTTCACCATCTTCATATACAGGTGAAGTGTAGGGTTCTCGCCCATACTGAGCGTATAACCCCATTGCATTCCTGTGGTAAGGGTTAGCCACGTTCTCACCCGGTCTTAAAGTTGTTACAGTATCACTTAATGTTCTACTATCTCTAGCCGCTGCTTGAATAAGCTTATTAAAGTTTGTTTTACCTAGTATGTCAGCAAAAACCTCTGTGTCACCGAATTGAACTCCCTGATTATACAACTCTTCTTCAGCTTTAGATTTAAAAGTAGGAGTGGCTGATTTTCTTTTATATTGTTCTTCCTGAAGATGGTCAATTTCTAAGTCTTCGCTAGTCATACCATACTTGGAAGTCCCAGATATACCTACTGCTGCTTTTACGTTGTGCGAGTGTACGCCCCCGCCACTATGAAACTTTTTTCTAGTGATAAAGCCACCCCCTGCGGCTTGAACCGGCTCCTGCCCATTCTCTGCTATGCGCTGTTCGGTTTTCCGAATGCCTCGTTTATTAATCTTCTCTAGGCGGTCTTCGCCAATGATATCTACTAGGTGTGGGGCTACGGTTACTTCCCCGCGAGACACCGCAATATCAACGAGGTCGGAATGCCGTTCAAAGTCTCCTGTTGAAAGACCCCTGCGAACCGCTTCTTTCTGGGCATCCATAATCATTTTGCGGATGTCCTGCTCTCCCGCGAACTCGACAGCAGCCGCATTTATAACGTAGGTTCCCTCTTTAGCCTTCATAGGACGGTCGTCAGCGACTTTACCGGCTTCGGAGACCTGTGATGGCGGTCTGTCTACAAAACCGCTCTGTGAGGCTTGTACCCCCGCTGGCGGGGTTCCCATGGCGTAGCCGGGTACTTTACCGCCATATTTAAAATCCCCTGCTTCTACATCATCATCTGCGGTAGAACCAAAATTACCACCACTATCAAAGTCACCGCCGCCGCCGCCGACACCATAATCACCGCCACTGTCTTCACTGGTAACAACACCGGAACCATATTGGTCTCTAAGTGCTTTGTCTGCTGCTGCCTGCCTTGTTCTTTCTTCTACGATTCTTGCTGTCTCTAATGCCTGCGCCTTGGAAGCTTTTGCTGCCTTGATATTATCCATGAGCTTCCCTTGACCTTTACGGGTGGCACTCAGGATTGAACCAATCTCAGCTTCACTTAAACCATGCTTGGCTGCTAAAGACTTAGAGTGACTGGCAAGGCCCATCATGGAAGTACGACCGTACCGGTCCATAAAAGCTCCGGTATCGGTGTAGCGTCCACCCCCTGCAACTTCCCCGCTGTAACCGGCTTCCTCGAAAGTGGTGGCACCCCTGCCTGTGTAGTCAAAACCAAAGTTTCGGTTTCCAAAGGTACTAGGGACAAAGCCCCGCTGCACAGCTTCCATGTTCTTCAGGGTTTGATTGTCTAGGCCGCGCATGTTTCCTGTGTAGGTGAAGGTTCCGGCTTTGCGGGTTATGCCTGTTGCTCCGGTGCCGCTTCCAAACGACATGGAGAAGCCAATGTCCCGGTCTGCTGCAAATCTTCCTGCTAAACTGTCATCTTGAAAACGGTCTTCAGTCATGCCACTCACTGACTCTCTAAAATCAGTCATGTTGGCCCGTGCAACAGCCCTATTGTGCGCCATATCCGCGTACTGAGTAGAGTGAACCGCATCTGCAACCATACCAAGGATACCATCAGGCCGTGCGCTGATGTTGCCAAAAGCGTTTCTTACGGTGGTGGTGCTGAGTACGGCAGAGCCTACAAGACCTAGCATGGGGTTTGCAGCTACCAAGGCTCCCTTTATCCCAGTCTTAGCATCGGGCTTTGTAACGCCCTCGACCATGTCGGTTCCAACGCGGTCAGCAAGCCCCTTCGTTCCCGCTGTAAAGTCTATGTCTCCAAACCTGCCAGATGTGAGGGGTTCCATGACGTTAGAAATAAAGTCTACCCGGTCTGCCATCCCCGGCGGCTTTTCTCCGGTTATGTAGTCCGAATAGGACTCGTATTTATCGTAGGCATTAAAGTTATTGTACTCTATCCCCGTCCCGCCCGGAAACATCGAAGTTTTTCCCTGCGCTATTTCTTCAGGAGTGGCCTGTATATTTATACCCCCCAAGTCATTCAGGGCATCATCCTGAGTATCGCCGCCGTCGTCACCACCACCACCAGCTATCCCATAATCCTTCAACTTGGTAATGTCATCGGGGTTGACAATATCAATACCAGTACCTGTCAAGCTATCCACATCTAGGGCCTGATTGTAGAAGTCAACAGGACCCTTGGAATACTGGTCATAGCTAATAGATTCTGGGTTAAAGAACGTTGGTGGTTTAGGTGCCATTTCTAACTATTGCCTCGTGGTTATCCTTCAACTGAAGGAGCATTTCCAGTAAAGCCGCTTTCCCCTGCAGTTGGCGCAGTTCCGACTCCGATTGTGCCGTTACCAGACCCCTGTGGGTCTGTTCCTTCAGGATTTGGAGATACTCCTCCAGCCCCTGCCATATCTTGGGCTGGGCCAGCAGCGGGGCCACCAGCTTCGCCTGTTCCTTGCTGTACATTAGCCTGCATTCCTTGTAACATTTTTGCGTAGAGTTGTGCTTGGTTTGCATCGTTGACTAGGCTGTCAGGGTCTATGTCCTGTGAGATAGCCAGTTCGCGCATCAGGTTTGGTATCTTGATGAACGGAGCTAACATGGGGTTGGCGACGGTTTGCAACAGGGACGTTAGCCGCTGTGTGCGAACCTCTTTCTGCATCACGGCTGCAACGCCGCGTGGTTTAATTTCTAGGTCGCCTTGGATGTCTTCTGCTTCCTCGTTGAACTGCATGTTCCACTGGAAGTAGGCTTCGCCCAAGGGCTTCAAGAGCATATCGTCAATGTTCTTGATGACAGTCTTCATGGACAAGCCAGCAGAACCCATGAGCATGGAAAGGCCAGCGGCGGTTCGCCCAGTTCCGGTTACACCTGTCTGTCCGTGCATGATTGACGGGATGCCCGTCTCTTCATCAGCAAGCTGACGACTAATCTGGTACATCTGCAGGTTTTCCCCCGCCGTGTTCGGAAACTTTAAGCCGTTGATGGCTGTGCCTGTAACACCAGACTGCCTACGGAATATCTTTCCGGGGAAGATGTCCATGTTCTGTCCCGGCACGAGACTAGCTTCATCTACGTCAAAGACGAGGTTGCCTGCAAGGGCGAGGTTGTCGATAGCCATACGAACGTGACCGTTCATTAGCTTCTGAGCATCTTCCATGTTCTCCGCTACACCGACACCCCAGAGTTGATAGGGGTTGACTTCGTATGGGAAGACTTGATAGGGGATACGGGCGGGTGTGAAGGGATTTAAGACGCAGCGTATAACCATGTTGCCGCAAACCCAGACGTTTACCTGAAGCTCGTCGAACTCCGACATGTCTCCAGCACCTTCCAAGCCAACTTCTTCGGCTAGTTTAGCATCTAAGACACCCCAGTATTCCAAGACCTCGTAGCGGTTGCCTTGGTAGAATGGCTCTGTCTCGTCCTCACGAATAGTGTCCTCGTAGTACTTGTCCTCATAGTTCGGACCTTTAGCTAGGCACTCTTCGATTGCTTCCGAAATAAAGTGTGGTCGTTTTATCAACGCACGAAGCTGTTGACGGTTCATGCGGTGACGCTCTATGACGTACTCGCAGTCATCTATGCTAGTAGCAGAGGGGTCAGGGTGAAAGTCCCATATCGACACCATCTCAATCCGTGGAACGGTCTTCTCATCCGGGTTATAAACCCGTTCTCCCTCTTCGTTACGCTCCCACTTGTGGACCCGCTTGTAAAAGTTGAATGGTCCCTTTACAACGCCAGTTCCCAAGAGGGCTGCTTCGAACACGGAGTTCCGCATCACGTTCACAGCGTTTGTGTCAGTGAGTTGGTCGTGTATAACTTTTTCCATCCGCAGGGCTGCTTCTTGAGCAGGCTTGAGTTGCGGTTCGCCTATCCGTGCCGGACCCTCTGCTAGGTCTAGTTGTCCATACTTGGACTCTAGGCCACCTAAGAAGTCACCACCGGGTTTTGCTTGCAAGGCACCGGGAGCTAGTTCGCGACCATCTCCTGAGAACCCATAGGGGTCTTGTTCAGTTGCCTCGTCCAAGGGGGTCTTCATGTGGGCAAACTCCGCAATGCCTTCCGGCACGGGAGTTGATTCCACAACCAAGGGGAACTTCTTGTTTGCGAACAGGATGTCTATTATTTGACCGAACGCAGCAAGAACCTTTGTCTTGGTAATTCGAACAAAGACCTTGGACCGTTCGGAATCACGATACTGAGTTGTAGAGTCGTAGATACCCCTGAAGTTTTTGTATGCCTGTAGCCAGCGTTGCTCGTGAGCAAAACGACCAGTTTCAGCATCCCTAAACTTTGAGGTTACGTATCCTGCAAGACCCGGCATCTGCTCATCAGGAGCGTGTACCGGAACTACCGTGTCATCATCCGGTTGGAGAAAGTTATCTTCAGACATGTAGAGTCCTAGCTAAAGTAGTTTCTGTCTTCTGCCATTGTGTTAAATGAAGCTTCTACAGTAGGCTTGGTTTGCTTCTTGGGCATATCTTCTGTGATTGGGCCTGTCTTTACACGAGTGTTAAACTCAAGACCTTCACGGTATAGTTTTGATGCACCCTCATCTGTATCGACGCTGACTTTATCAGAGTTCATTACATAGGCTGCACCGTAGTTGTAGTTATTGTCTGGCATCTCTGCCTCCTAGTTAACGGAAAGAAAGCCTTGGTCTTGGGCAGGGGCGGCTTGAGGAACCCTGTCCGGTTCTGGAATCATGCCAGAATCCTGTGTGGCAACTCGTGCCATTATGTCTTCGTCTGTTTCCTCTACCTCTCTGGCAGGGATAAAGTCTGTTCGCGGGGGTGGCATCTCTGATAGTTCGGGACCAGCAGTAGCTGTCGAGTCCAAAATCATGGGCAAAGCTCCGGCAACACCTGCTCCCACACGTGCAGCTAAACCAACTCCTTCTATAGCCAAGTCCCGTGCCATTGCTGCGCCAGCCCCTTCGGGGTCACGAGCAGCTTCGTAAAGACCCGTTCCAAGTAGGGCAGCCCCACCAGCTTTAATTGTAGTGTCAATTTTCTTACCTATGTTTTTAACCAGACCATCCCAGTCCAACCCTTTACTAGAAAGTTCTTCTTGTAAGTTGCTAGAGGTTACATTCTTGTCTATGTTGTCTGTGGACTTGAGAGTAGTGGGAACCTCTTCACGAACCGGGAGTTCGAAGTAGCCTTCATATCCTGCAGTCTGGGTTGTGATACGGGTTTCTGGCATCGGAATCTTGGATTTAATGTCAAACCCTGCTTCCTTGGCAGCGTCCCCCCAGAAACTAGCAAACATATTGGCGTTCTGGCGGTCAACTTCACCAACTGCACCCGGAAATGCCTGCTGGTAGGTTGTGAGTTCTCCTGTACTGCTCTTACCGGCTGACTTGAGACTACGACCCTGCAAGAAAGCTAGGCGGTCTTGGTCTACACCAATTGATTGTCCCACGGTAGCGTGGATGTTACGCAAAAGGGCCGAACCCTTCTTACCTGTAAAGCCAGCAGGGGCTAGTGTATCAAAATATTTACCCGTAGCAGCATCAAAGGCAATGTCTTTTACCTTGACATCCTTTAAAAGGTCTGTCATATCGCTAGATGTAACTACCTTGCCGTTTGGTTTAACAAAGAAGTTTTCTTTGTTTCCTGAAGCTAGACTATCCTGTAGGATACTGTCTGCAATAGGGTTCAAGGGGATATTTACAGGACGGCCCTTTGCACCCTTGGTTTCTGCCTCAATATAGATAGCACCACTATCAGGTTTATATGCAGTTACCTGAAGACCAGCAGCAGCGTTAGGACGAAGGCCAGTATTGAGGTTAAAAATAATTGCTTGGGCAGTGGCTTTGGTATTAGGGTTGTCAAGATACTTAGAAACACCTGCGAACAACTGGCTCATCTTAGCTTTATCTGGGTTGATTGCAACCTCTGATGCAGCTTTAGCAGGTTCGCTACGCCCAAAGATACGATTGTTTACATCTGTGTTCGGGGCTTTGTCTGGTAACAGCTTGTATTCTGGTGTGTCAGGACCGACGGACTCTTTTAAGGTTAAACCAACTTGGCGAAGGTTTTGCATCGCTGTCTTGACGGTCGATGTATCTTCTGTACCTTTAAAAGTCTTGGAAAGAAGGGTAACCCCTTCAGGGTCCTTTTCGAACAGCCGTAGGGCAGAGCCGGGTTCGTCTGCAATGTCTTTAAAGAATTGTAATGAAGAAGTAACAAACGCCTTCCCCCGCTTCGACTTCTCAGCGTAAGCTTCAGCAACTTCACGAAGGGTTGCGGTTTTTGGGTCGAGGTCTGCCATTAGTATCCAAACGTAGCATCATAGGGCTGGAAGGCTTGGTCTTTGATGCCCTGCAGTTGTTTGTGTATCGAAGTGTATCCGCTGGTTCGCGTCATAACCATATATCGCAACGCATCGTAGGCATGGTCCTCTGCTCTCGTGTCTACATCTTCACTGTTAGTTTTGGAGAGTGGAATGCCCGATAGCTGTGCAATGATATGCTTACAAGTGGAAAAGATTCGCATACGGGGTTCATTAGAGTGGGGGTCGTCAGCAAGCCGCCTGTGTAGTTCCATTTTTCCTTGTAGACGATTGCGGTCGGATGGAGTCCACCTAACCCCGGCCCTCATCATAGTCTCTGCGATAGAAGGGCCGAATCCGGTCTTGTTCCAGCATGAAGAGTCTAGGACCGTATAATGAGGTAACGGGTCCAACTCCTCACATTCTAATATTTTATCAGCTAATTGCTCTGCTGTCAAGTGTTTTACGTAAAGTTCGCGATAAATCCAAATATTGTTATCCCAATCAATAGCACCCCACAGGACACACGACGGCGACGAGTAGCCATAGTCGGCGGCACGTATGCGAGGCCAGTTCGTGGGAAGCTCAAAATGTTCGACCACATGTCGTACCCTCGAAAACTCTGGGAAGGCCGCTCCCTCTGCCACATCCCAGTCCCCTTCTAGGAGTCGTCTACGCTCGACATCCGGGAGTGACCGAAGCATGGCCTCATACTGACCATCTGCCATCAGGAAGGGGTTGTCAGTCAACCTCGCTGGGATAAACTTGCGGTAGAATAGGGGTTGACCTGCTTTTGGATGGTTGTCAGGCCACACAAAGGTTCGACCTGTTTCTAAGTCTTTAGCCCCGAACGCCTTGTTCTGTTCGTGGGCATCAATGTACATCTTCTTGACCCACCAGCCGCCAACACCACCGGGGTTCGCTGTGCAGCGCATGGTTAGGTTCTTCTGTAGTTCAGGGTCCGTCGAACGAAGACGAGAACGAAGATAGTCCCAGACGTAGCTGCTGGGGTACTGTGTTATTTCATCTATGCCAATCCAGTTAAACGCCTGTCCCTGAAAACGGGTGACATCCTTATCTCTGTCGAGATAGGTAAACCACATGGTTGCACCGGATGGAAAGACCCACGTTGACTTGGACTCTCTAAAGTGTGCGCCGGGAAATGCCTTGGGGTATAGCTGCTTCGACTTGTCGATGAGTTCCGTTAGTTCGTCGAGCGTTCGCCGGAGAAGAAGGCCACGATGGTTGGGATTATGGCAATAGCGTAGGGGGTCAGCAAGTAGAGCAAATGACTTGCCACCGCCAGCGGCCCCGCCATAAAGTACATCCTGTTCGGAAGCCGAAAGAAAGTCCTCTTGAGGTCCTTCATTAGGTTTGAAAATGACAGGGGTATCATCTATTAGGTCCGTAACTGCTGGGGGTAATACGTCTAAGTCTGCAGCATCTACCACACGGGTCTTGTTTCCGTTTAGGGCATTCTCTACATTCTTGGCTGCGCTGGTCAGGTCACGAACCTTGCGACGGTTCCGGGCTGTCTTCACATCCTGCTTGACCTGCTTCTTCTTGGCATTCTTTAGCTTCATCTGCACAGAACGCCGCGCACGTTCCCGGTCACTAATCTTGTGTGTGGTCTTGGGTTCGCCGGGTCTTTTCTTAGGTCTGCCGACCTTGCCTAGGTCTTCTGGGTTCGGGGGGACTAGGACTCTTTTGCGTGGGGCCACGGGCTAGGCTTTTTCTGCACTACTTGCAGCTTTGCGGCCTTTACATGCTGACATCTTCTTCACGCCGCCCTTGGGAGTGCCATAGCGGTAGCCGGGAACCTTGCCGCCCTTGGCTTTGGCTCCACGTATCTTGTCGTACATGGATTTAATCTCACCAGCTTCAGCATCGCTGTCTGCTTCTTTGAGCATCTTTTTTATAAACTCTTCGTACTCTTGATTGCTCATGTCCTGAATGTTGCTTCGCATTGCGTTTCTTGCTAGTTCCATAACCTTATCCGTCTATGACGACCTCTTTCTTGGGTGGCAACAGGACAACCCCGTGGATTGCCTGTACGTTGTGGTTCATTGTTTCCTGTTTTGCGATACCAACGCGGTTCAGGATGGATTCTGCTGCCTTCATACGAAGGTCGTCCCCGCGTTCGATGTCAGGAGCCGTTACGAGGCTTGCTAACTTGTTCGCGGCTGACAGGGAGTGGCCTGCTAACATGGTTTTGGTACGCTCTATAATCTCATCGGCTAGGCGTTCCTTTAGCCAGCCCACGGATTTGGGAGAATAGCCCACGATTTCGGCAGCAACGGACATATTGCCGTTGTTTTCGAACAGGACATCCAAGAACTGCTCCTGTTTCTCTGTCAGGGCAGCTTTTTTATTCGTCTGGGGTAGTAAGTTCATGGGGATTTAGGTTTGTAGGGCCTCTGGGGCTGTACACTTCCACCTTATGTTTAGGTCGAACAGGTTTACCTCTATCGCAAACTCTGCCATTTCGTCGATACGTCTCATGCAGTCTACCTCATTGGTGTAGGGACCTCGTGTGTCACTCAACTCAACACATTCTTCGGGTGCTGCAGCTAGGCATATCAGTAAAATAGCTTCGAACATGGGGTTTTCCTGCGAACCGTTGTCATACCCTTGTATTATGGCGGCTTTTGCAACCTCTGTCAACCTGTTTTCAGCATGGTTTATAGAAAAATAACCAAAAATGAAAAAACCTGTTGACAAATCGGGAATTTGACGCTACTATAGGACCTAGTCCTGCCGGGGTAAACCCCCTATGTACCCTGCAGGGTCCCCTAATGGTTCGCAAAATGGTCCCCGCTGGTTCTCCGGTGGGGTTTTTCTGTTGGGTACCCTAGAGGTTCGCAAAATACCCTGTATGGATAACCTTAAAATTACAAAAAATATGTCGGGTTTGCATAGCAAGTGCCGGGGGGGTGGGGTGTCCCTCGCGTACCCGCGCACAGCCAAATATTTTTATAATTAGGATACCTCACCGAGACCTTGACGCATACCGAAAGCCCA